TATTCTCTAGCAGGTTCAAGATGAATTGGTGATGGGAAAGTAACACGAGTTGCGACTGATGCATCAGATGATACGTTTATATCATCAGGACTTAATACAACTTGTGAAAATGCATCAACAGGTGCAGCAGTAGGAGTTCCTAATTCCATAGGTCTAACCTCTACTGTCAATTTTTCAATTGGATCTTTTGTTCCAAAGAATAAATCAACTGAGGTAAGATTCATTCCTGTTCCATCAACTGTGAATGACTGTGCTAATGGATCTCTTCCACCTCTTCTTCCACCTCTTCCTCTACGTCCTCTTCTACGTCCACGACGACTCCATCCACCACGACGACCAGGTCTTAGACCAAATCTTCTAAATCTACGGTTTCTTCCACCGCCTCCACCTCTACGAGGAGGTCTTGGGGGTGGTGGTGGAACTGTTTCTACTATCGTGTTAATTGTTACTGTTTGTAATTGTCCACCCTCAGTATCGTAAGTTGTCTCACCATCACTAATTAAAAGACTTCCTGGTAAGTTTTCAGTATCATCTGGACTAGAGGTTAACTTAAAACTATTGATTCCAGTTCTAAATCTTAATGCTGGTGGTGGACTTGAAAGTGGATTTCTAAAGAAGAATGATCCAATAACTTCACCAGTCCTATCTGCTATTAATCTTGTTGGTTTAATAGTTGCTTGTGCACCACTACTTGTTCCTAAAACAGTAGCACTATTTTTATCAATATAACCAAAGAATGCTCCTTGTGCTTCATCTGATAGAGATAATATATCAATATTTAAAACTACTGAAGATGCTGAGTATCTAGTTCCAAAATTACTTGTAGGATTATATGGATTTGTACTAAATTTCTCTTTTGGATCATTAATTGATCCACGTTTGTGATCTGGTCTTGCTAATCTGAGAACTGCGGTTGTTTTACCAGTTGAGTCAATGACATTTACGGTCTCTCCTGGTTGGAATATACCATTGACCATATCAATTTCAACTAGTTTTGGAATAATATCAATACCACTAGTTCCATCAAAGAACGGATAGTATCTTGTATAAGGTCTCAAAGCAATCGCATCAAATGAAACATTTCTGGAACGTATATGTGTGTCTCTAGTTGTGCTGGTTACTGTTCTTTGTGTAAAGGTTCTATTTCTAGCACCAGTTCTTCTGATAGTACCACCAGTGGTTTCGATTGTTCTTACCCATGTATCAGATTCAGGTCTTAATCTTATAAACCCATCAAAGTCAATCATATTAAATGGGTTTACATTTTCAACTCTAGATGCTAAAGGTTGATTAAATGCTTCAACTTCATCATAATTTAAAGTTAGGATGTCACCAGTTTTTCTACAATTTGGATCTAATAAAAGTAAATTTTCTGAAAAATCTGCAGTATCAGAGTTTATTGATAAATCTAAAGCAACTTGTGGTGATATAGACCAAAGATCAATAGGAACATTAAGTTCTTTTTTACCAGTATCAACAGTAACTTTACAATCTGGATTATTATTATCCAATAAATCAGCACTTTTAAAATCATCGACAAAAAACCCAGATTTAAATCTAGTTAATCCATCAGCATCCTGAACTTGAAGAGTTTTAGTATCTAACTCAAGTAAACTTAATGAAGTAAGAGTTTCTAAATTCTCAATTCTATCTTCCAAACCACCTATGTCTCTCATGGTATATCTGGAATTATCAACCATTTTTATAACAGCATCATCAGGATCATAAAGATATGCTGGCAACGTAATTGTTGCAATATCCATATGATTTTTGTCATGAATTGGTTCTATCGGATTTATACTTGAAACCCCTTGTAAAACTGATAATTCACCATCATCATCTAAAACAACCTTATCAATTCTAGGTAGATAATAGTTATATCCAATAATTGAACTTTCATTTGGTGTAACTATGAATGATGGATTTACATTTCCTACTGAACCAAATAATCTATTTTGGAATGCAAATGGTGATCCTGAACCAGAATAAGCTGTTGCTCTTGGTCTAAAATCAATTGTATCTGTTGCTCTAACATTATTTTTACCAATAGTTGGTATATCAGATGTAAATCTTTCTTCGTTATAAGATGCTACAGTGTAAAAATCACCATTGTCATTTGATGGTACATCATATTTGTTGAAGACAATCAATAATTTTCTTGTTGGTGATGCAAAATTTGCCTTTCTAACTATCCTTGAAAGATCATAGAACTGATCTCTCTGACCTTTATCAAGATCAAATATATTTGTAATATTTAAACTACTACTTACAGTAATTGATTGGATTGTTGATGATATACTAGACTCATCAAAAGTAACTACTTCTCCTTGTACAAATTTATTTTCAGTCAAATATACTATTTCAACTTCAGTTGATGATACTAATCCTGCAATTTGTGCAATTGCATCACTTGTAGAACCTACTATTTTTTCACCTAATATAGCATTTGTATTTAAAGATAAACCACTAGGCAAAGTAATTTTATCCAAAGTAGGATTGCTTGTATCAATAGATTCAAATACACCAACAATGTTTACAACATCAGGACAGTTTAGAGAAATATCTCTATCTTCAACTCTTAACCCATATCCAGTTGCTTTGGTCATGCCAGTTAAAGAGGTATTAATTCCAACCGCAGTCTTGTCAACTATTAATTTTTCACTTCTAATAAAATCTTTTTGCTTACTCTTTAACCCTTGTTTTTTAAGAGTTGTACTTACAACAACATTTGATTGACTTGTATCTAATCCATTAATAGTAACTGTTTGACCATCATTACTTAAAACAAATTGATCTGAAGTTAAGTCTTCAATTGTACCATTTGAATAATGCACTGAATATCTCTCTTCATCAAATGATTCATAAAAAGCACTCGATATTCCACTTGCTGATAAATCAAATGTACATACTCCATTTGCATCAGTGGTTTCATTAGTAATATTTTTACCCACCACTAAATTTGCAGTTGCTAAATCAACATCTGATATATTTGTGTTACCAATTTTAGCAAATAAACCTTTGCTATCTTCTACTTTTATATTAGTGACACCAAATGCAAATGTTGTTGTTGTATTTTGTGCAGTTGGTAGAGCACCATTACATATTCCAGTTATGCTTGCAACAGCAGCTAATGAAATTGATCCATCACTTAATACTTCTGTGACTCTGTTAAATCTCTCTACAGATTCGTTAGGTAATTGATATCTAACAATTGTGTCAGTCTTTATACCAGTAAAATTACCACCAGGACAAGTTGCTATTCCAGATGCATTAATATCAATTTTATCAGTAATACTAAAACCAGTAGGAGTTTTTCTTTGTAAAACTGTATCTGCAACAAAATCAGAAGCATATCCAGTCAGAATAGATGCATCTTGATATACTGATTTTATATCTTGTATTCCAAAAGTTCTGACAGTTTTGATAGACCTTGATATTTCAGGATCTTCATTAAAGATAATCTGTTCACCCTGCATGAATGTGCCAGTTACTTGTGTTAATTTTATAACATCTGAACCACCACCTGCTGCTGTTGTATATCCCTGTGCACCACTACTCAATCCTCTTACATATGATGCATCAGGAACTTGTGCATTACTTACAACACTGTTGAGTACTAAACGTGTAAATGTTTGTACATCGAATAGATGCAAATCCCATTCTGTAACATCTCCAGTGTATGATGCGTCTGATACTGCGAAAGAATAAACTCTTGCTTGACCTACTAATTCACCTGTTCCAGCAGTGTTTGATGCAGTTCGTTGATTATATAATTCTACAAATTTTGTATCGTCATTGATATTCGGAGCAGGAACACCAAAAACATTATTTACTTTTAAAATAGTTCCCATTTGATATGGAACTAATGCTGATGATACTTCTTTTTTATCTCTTGGTTTATCTACATCCAAAATAATTGTTCCATCAATATCAACATCAAAACCTTTTACATAAGCTGTACCTGCAGATATTTTTACACACATGAGATCATCATCAGGTATGCTTCCTTCCTGAGTTACCTCATTTGCTTTATACAAACCTTCATTAGAAATTCCATCATTAAGTGAATTTGCAACTTGAACAGTAAATGGTTCTACTGCATAATGACCAGACTCATCAAAAGTTCTTTTTGCAAAGTAATCTCTTATTAATGAGTATTGAGGATCGGTTATTAAACTTTGAATTTGACCATCTTTTATTCTTATTAATTCAATAAAGTTAGTGTCATTATAATCAGTTAAACTTTTCTTTGCTAAAGTTGTTGTTATTTTAAATCTATCTGCACCTGGCGCTGCATAATTTGAAAATCCTCTTGCATTATCATATAGTGAATCATCGTCTTTTGCAGTGACTATTTCTTCATCAATATTTAATCCAACTCTGTATGAAGAATCATTACTATATGGATCTAAAACTATCTTATCTGTTGAGACATCAACAAAAGTTCCTCTGATAAAATATGTTCCATCTGATATACCAACAGCAGATCCAATTGCAGATGCGTTGTCATCAACTAAAGATAAAATAGTTTCTCCTTGATTTACTGCAGTATTGCCATATACAAACGATTCTTCAGTAATTAATATTTCTCCGTCATTTAGATATGAAATTTCATTACTACTTCCAGATTCTACATAAGTTACAAATATAGTTAAATCATCAATTTCTGAACTAGTTCCAGCAAGCAAATAACTATCAATTTTTAAAGTTATTCCAGTTGTTTGCCCTTTTAATGTTTTTCCAATTAATTGATCCAAATATAATGAAACAGGAATACCTAAATGCTCATCTTTGATTCTTATTGAATAATAATTTGAATCATAACTAATGGCACCTGGTATAACCATGGAACCATCTTTAAAGATATGACTACCAAAAGATTCTATTTGATTTTGTAATTGAGACTGGAGAGTCGTTAATTCTCTTGCTTGTACAGGGAATCCTGGCTTAAACAGAACTTTGTAAAATTTGTCTTCCTTATCAAAATCATCATAATAAGGACTTATATTTAAATTCGTTTTTTGTGGCATTTTTTAAAATTCCAAGATGATTTTAATGTCTTCCTTTTGTCTAGAGTTCCTAGTAATCAACGGACGATTATCTAAGTAAATAACATCCCCTGATCCTTTATTTATCTCAGGAGAAGCAAGACCATTTGTGAAGTTAACTCCTAAAGAAATTACTTTGTTTCCAGTAGGATTGGTACTGATACCTGTAAAGTTTTGATCTACAGATGCACTAAATCCACTTGTAGGTGCTAGTATGCTTGTAGCAGATGATTCAAATGGTAAAACTTTTGCAGCAGTCGTCACACCCACATAATCAGTTTGATCAGAAGATGTTTGGTTAAAATACAAAGATCTATCCTGATAGTATTTAATAACATTAGTTTCAGTGTCATATGAAACTATGTAACCCTTTGCTGTTCCACCAGTCACAACCTGCTCAATTTTTTCACCAATAACTGGAGTTCCACTAGGTGATACAACTTTGATAGCATTAACTGATGAAAAATCATTTGCAGTATATACTGCAGTTGATCCAATAGATGTTGGATTTTTTATTATACTTATTTGTGCAAATTTTGTATCAGTTGGAAAATCTTTAGTAGAATCATCAAACCTTGCATAAACAAGTAACTTATCAGTTCCTAACTCCTTGTATAAATCAAACCCATGACCTTTTGATGGAGGTATAATTGGTATTAATTTTGCTTTGTTTCCAACCGAAACTGCTGAATTACCAAGAGGACCTAAGTCAACCATTCCGTAAGTATATCCTTGTCCACCAGAGGAAACGACTGATTTAGTAATCTGCCCATTACTATTTGTATCTAAGACGACCTTTGCACCTGTTCCATCACCGATAATATCAACCTCT